GCGCCTTGGAATTCGATAGTCATATCAGTGTTTGAAATAGTCATGTTTCAATCTCCGTTTTCGTTTCAGTGTCATGAGCGGTTTTGCTCATAGGTTTATTATGCACATTGGCAAGGCTTTGACAAGTCTTATGCAGGCCATGAAAAAAATAGATATATGAGGCATGAGCATGGATGAAAAACGTAACAATGTAACGAAAAGCAAAAACGTAACATTGTAACGATTTGGCAGGCCGTGCGATTTGAAGTCTAACGCAAGGCAGGCCAGCCGTGGCCTATCGGTAACCCGTGGCATACCTAGTGGCACACACCCCCCAAAAACACACAGGCCAGCGCATGGGTGGCAAGGGGGGAGCGGACGCTCATGCGCTCACATGTACCCTTTCAGATTTTTTCACCAAAATACTTTTGCACTACTGCAAGTATCTCAGTCCCCACACAAGTAAAAGGAACAGTGCCGCAGTGTTCACAACAATCAAAGCCCTGTCTTTCCACATAAAGGCAACTATAAGCCACATCAGTGTACCGACAGAACTCAAAGCGATATCTAACAGGACAGAGAACCCAGAGGCTCTTAGAGACAAAGCAATAAGGATAAGGATGGATGCTACCCACTTGATGTACCAGTCTATAGTACCCGTAGGAGTCACTTTAGTAGTCATTAGTAACCTATAGATATCTTCTTCAACTATACCCCCCTCTATTCCTATAATGTCCTATAAGGTGTCTATAGGGAGAACCACTGTGTTGAGTTGTCGTGTATGTCGTCCTTTTTCAGGAGTGTATTGGTTCTGAACTTCTCCAGTTCTCTGTCGAATAACTCGTCCCGTCTTGCTTTCATCTCTGTGTCGGCTGTCGATGCCATCTGTTCGACCCAGTAGCTTACAGCCATCGAAAGAGCATCTAGGCGGTCATCGTGAGCCAATGCACCCCTCTCGCGTGTACAGCGGGTCATCTGGTACGCCAGCGTGTACTTAGGGGCTTTCTCGCCGCTGTAGTGCTGTACAGAGTTCCAGTCGTTCTCAATAACCTTGGGGTCAATGATAAGACGATGCTGGTTCATTACAGGCTCTAGCGTATCAATGATGCGTAGTTCCTTCTGTTTGCTGTGCCGCACTTCGCTTGTACTTACAGGGTATATCGTGGTAAGATGAGGCTTAAAGAGTTCGGTAAACATCCCGTCACCGAAGTTGCTCTCAATGATTACCTCGTTCACTTTGTTTCGCTTGGCGATGTGCGCTAGACGGTCAAGGGTTTCCTTTGAGTAACCCCCAGTCACGCCACCAGCGTCAGAGACATACAGGTTGCCGTTGAGCATCTTTACGACTGCGTAGGCTGTTTCGTCAGCACCGCGACCTGACGGGTCAATAGACATAACTGACCCAGTGTACTCCAGCCACTCCCCGATGTTCTCTAGGGGGCTGTAGTAGCGGTCACCAGCCAGACCAAGGTTTGGTAGGTCTTTGAGTTCCCGTGCGGGGTCACGACCCCATACGACTTTCTCAGGGGCTTTGTCGTTATCCAACGGGCTGATAATCAGGTCGTTAAGTTTGAGAGGATACTTGTCGGCATCAGACAGGCTGGTGTCGAGCATAAACTGGAGAGAGAAGCCAGAACGACCATAGGACAACTCACGTTCCATTAGGTCATCTTCAGTAAACCTCGTAGGGTCTACAGGGAGGCCCGTACAGGACTCTCCGTGCCTGTCTAGGTGGTCACCTACCAGAGGAGCTAAACGCCCCTCGTAGCGGCCTCTGAGGTCTTCTGAGGGGTATCTGGCAGGCCATATACGAACTTGGTATCCACGGTTGGGAAGTTCCTCATATAGGGACATCGCAGTCTGGGGTGTACCAAGGTAGATGATGCGTCCATCAGGTTTGAGGACAGCGTCAAATTCCTTTACGGATTCCGACAGCTTGTCGCGCATAGATTGTGTGGCTGAGTTGTTAGGAATCTCTACGTCATCAGCTACGATGATGTCGGCGCGAGAGCCAGCGAGTTGACCCGTGATGCCCACGGACTTGACGCTAGGGCTGTGCGAAGCTTGCGCTGGGCCTACGTCAAAGCTGATTTTAGACATCCGCTGGTCTTCGCGGGGCTTCAGGTGTTGCAGTATTGGCATCTCGTTGATGAGACGCTGGGTAAAGATACTGAAGTCATCTGACCGTGTCTTACTAGCGGATACCACCAGTATCTTCAGCTCTGGATTTGTGAGGAGCTGGTGAACCACAAACGCACTCGTGATGTAGGATTTGCCTACGCCACGAAAGGCTTCGATAACCAGACGGCGTGGGCCGTTCTGGAGATACTCTGCCATGTCATATTGGACGGGTGTCGGGTTAGGTAGGTTTAGATGTTTCCAAGCTAGGAACAGAAAGTTCCGAAAGTCAGTTAGTTTGGATGAGGTCGTCTTCGTCAAAAGGCATCTCTTCTAGGAGTTGGACTAGGGTACTGTTGTTTGTCGGGATAGCTTCGATACCGTTGTCCTTGAGGAACTTTGCGGCGACACTCAGGTCTGCGGCTTTCGCATCGCCAGACTTGATTTTGAACAGCAGGTCACTTGCGACTGCCTCGTGTAGCTCGTTGAGTATTTCAGATACTTTCTTATCAGCCATAGCTTCTAGGTTTCCTTGCTCTGTTAGCACTTCTGGGTTTGACGGAGAGGTTTGCAGGGTCGTTGTTTCTTGCGTTGAAATCACGATGGTCAACGTCCTTGTTGTCGCCCTTGGCTACTCGTCCTTGTTTTACCATATATCGTCTAGCCGCGTTGCGCCCTGCCCTGCGTTTCTTCTGTTCTGCACGGGCGTGATACTGACGATACTCTGATTTGTAATCTCTGTTTGACATAATCGTTACCTTGTAACGGTTTTACTTGCGGAGCTTGGAGACACTACGAACACCAAAAGCCGCACCCACGGCGGCAAGCCATGCCGCGATGTACCACTCAGGAACGCTCTCATCTAACGCAATAAATCCTGCTTTGACCCTTACGGCCCATTCGTCACCAAGAAAGACCAAGACCATTGGTACAGCCAAGAGAACCCCGTAGAACTCATCAAGCCACCCGTTGTTGGCATTGGATGCCCATTGGTTTTCCCAGTTGACTTCGCCAGCCGCTACTTTCTTGGCAATCTCGCCTTTGGCTTTCTGCTCGTCTGCTTTGCGCTCCATGTAGCTTCCTGCCACATTGCCAACCAGACCAATCGCATTTGATAAAAGGCTCATCATGTTTTTATTCTTTCTATTAGTTTCTTGATTGTTTCGGTTTCGTAAATACGAATACAGACCCAGACCAGTGAAGCGAGGGCTGTAATAGAAGGTAGTATTTCCACAAAAGCTCCTGCGGTCACGCCTAGTGCGCTTAAATCTATTATTGTTTTGTCATCTGGGTACACTTGATTGCTCCAATCAGAGAAGAAACAAAGCCATAAGAACTGTGATAAGCAGGACGCACCCGCCAACCACACTTCCAACTATTGTTGCGGCTTCTACAAACTCTTCCTTTTTCTTTCTCGCTAACGCCTTTTGCTGACGTATTTGCTCTTTTTCTTCAGAAATTCGTTTGGCTCGTTCATTTACAATCTGTCTCCATGTGCCATATCCGAAACGATTGTCGATTAGTATTGACATTTCTTCGAGTTTTTCCTGTGCCAATTTCGCGTCTATAACTGAGTGGGCGGCATCTTTAGTTTGCCCAATAAGCGACTTTCCGCCATATCTTTCCTTTTGAACCTGTTTCTCTCCTGCAAACAGACCGTCCAGTGCGCCAGCAATTTGGCCTATATCATTCACGGTATTGATGTTTGATTTGATAAACTCCACACTTTTTTGCACAAGCGCAATACCTGCAAGAGTGGATGAGATTGGCTCAACCATTATTATTCCTTTTCTTTACGGCTTAACCATCGCTCCATATTAGCGTTATGGAACTTAAACAGTTCTTCTATTTTCTTGATGTTTTCTTGGTTTCTTACGTCTAGGGTTTCAATCCTTCTGTCCAACTCGCCAATCTTTCTGGAGAACGCCCAGACAAGACTGACGAACATCACTATTTGATGCCAATAGTTCTTAATAATTTCATCCACTGTATTTACCGATTACAAAGCACCGCATTGTATCTGGTACACCAATGGCATCCCTAGCGTCACCAAAGGTTTCTTCAAGCGTTAAGACTTCTGGCCTTTCGTAATACTGTCGGCCTTCCCATGATTGACCCCATGTCGCGCTTACCGCCAGTGCCGCTGGACTTGTTGGGTTGTGTATTGCAAGCACCCTGTCAAAACCATCAGCATCGCACCATTCTCGTGCCGCCTTTTGGAAACCCTCTGAGTACCACCAAGCGCGTGAGCCACTTTCCGTTTGCCCATAAACAGGTGTTCTATACCATGCCCAGCGTTCTTCATTGCCGTTCCAACCCATAGTCAGAGCAGAAAGCGAGGCACAGCCGACAAGATAACCATCTAGTTCGTAGCGATGGACAAATGCCTCGTCCATTTCCAACGTGTCCCATAGGATTTCTTTTATGTTGTCGCCAAGGCGTTTGCGCTCGACAGAAATATAATCCTCTGCTTCCGCATATAGTCTTTCGAACTCTGCGCGAGAAACACCACCAGTAGTATTAATAACTAGGCTCATGTTTTTCTGCCTCCATAGAATTGAGACAATGAAATCGTGCCGCTGGTCGGTACGTTTTGGTTTACCGATATTGTGCTTGTTGTTGCCGTAGTTCTGCGGCGAATACGATAATAACTACTAGTGACTTGGTTTTTTCCAGTACCAGTAGTAATTGTCTCAACAAAACTACCTCTCTGGTATTCGAATCCGCCGACAGTTACAGAGGTAGCGGTACTTACCGTTAAACTATTAAATCCAGCACTACTACCAGCCCATTGCCCCCCCGCGAAAAACGCAACGACCCAATAGTAATTATTTCCAGTTCGGTCATATAAATATGATGACCAAGAACCCGCAGGGACATTTACTGTGATTGTGTTTGGGACTTTGCCGCCGTTTCGATAGAACTCTGACAAAGAGATGGGCGCAGTATCGGTATATTCAGTTTGCAGGTTTGCAAGCGATATTGCCCCGCTAGTTTGAAGGGTCACAACTGCACCTCTCTTTTAGTTCTGCTACTTCAGCCTGTAGCTCTTTAATCGCCTCTACCAGTAAGGCGGTGGTGTTCTGGTATTTCATTACATGCAAATCACTGAACGCTTCGTCAGTGTGGTCTGTGGATGTGTCTACGACATCAACGAGTGTTGGCTCATGTTCTATTACTTCTTGGGCAATAAAACCTATCTCGCGCTCACCAGTAGATTTGCGGGTGTACTCCACGCCTTGTAGCTTGCCCACGCGCTCCAATGCGCCTTCGATTGGCTCAATGTCATCCTTTAGTCGTTCATCAGAATAAGCGGTGACATTGCCTGTAGCGGTAACATTACCGCTGTTGTCCATTTTGAAACCCCAGTTGCCATCCGTTTTAAGGAAGCCAATTTCATTAGCGGAACTCTGGTAAATGTAGTTTCTGTCTGTGCCGCCTTGGTTAAAGCGTATTTGAGCCGAACTTCCGCTAGAAACTTGTTTTACTTCGCTTCCATTCTGAGTCACATACCATCGAGCAACAGCACCGCTATCAATGGCTGAAAGAGCTAGAGAAGATGTAGAACCAATGTAACCTCTGATTGTGCCATTATCTTCTAACCCTATCTTGGCGGAATTGCTGTTGGTGCTGTTCACTGACAATGGAACGCCAGCCGCCGCTATTTCACCAACCGCATTGTTGGCGAGGCCATCGGTAATGCCGTAGCCTGAAAGCGTAGTCGGTTTACTTGTAATATCGGCAAAGGCTGTCGATGTAGCAACATCACCAAACGAGAAGTTTCCGTTGCCATCTGTTTTTAGTGCTTGTCCATTAGTACCGTCTGTGATGTTTAGGTCAGTCAGTGACGATACTGTTTGAATTACATTCCACTGTGAGCCGTTGTAGAACTTTAGAGAACTAGCGGTTGTGTTGAAGAACAAGTCACCAGCGTCATTAGATGACGAGGGGTCAGACGAACCAACGCGATAGCGGTCAGCAAAGCTGTTAACCCCTGTGACATTACTTGCAACAGTGGATACGTTGGCAGAAATACCAGCCACTGTATTGATGTTTGCTGAGTTTCCAGCGACAGAGTTGATGTTAGTGCTGTTACCTGCAACAGCGTTGATGTTAGAGCTATTGCTTGCCACTGAGTTGACGTTGGATATAGCTCCAGCGACTGTTCCGATATCAGTGGCATCCCCTGCCACTGTGGTTACATCAGAGCTTATATTAGCCACTGCTCCGACATTAGTTACGTTGGCGGCTACGGTATTGATGTTAGTTACCGCGCCAGCAACAGCCGTGATGTTGGAGTTGTTGTTTGCTACGTTGGTGACGTTGGTGGAGTTACCAGCCACGGTTGTTACATTTGCGCTAATACCAGCTACTGTGGACACATTGGAACTAATACCATTGACGGTAGTGATTGCACCAATGTTGGTTCCCACATCTTGAATATCAGAGATGTTAGAAGCGACAGTGCTTATGTTATTAGTTGGACTAATCTGTCCAGCTACAGCGTTTACGTTTGTTATAGCACCACCAACGCTTGATACTGCGCTGGATATCCCTGACACGTTTCCGATTTCTGTAGATATACCAGCGACAGTGCCAATATTGTTTGTCGGTGATATCTGACCAGCAACCGTATTGACGTTTGTAATAGCACCGCCAGTAGCATTCACGTTGTTGATGTTTGTGCCAACTGTGTTGATGTTAGCAACAGCCCCTGCCACCGTATCTATTTCTGATGTCTGTTCATTCAGGTCGTTGGCGACAGTTTCAATTTCTGACACTGTTTCGTTAAGGTCATTGGCAACTGTCTGCACTTTTGCAATATCTGCGGCAACTGCGGCAATGTTCGAGGAAGCGTTTGCAACCGTGGTGACGTTAGCGGCAATACCTGCGACAGTCGAAATGTCGGCGTTGTTACCTGCAACTGTGTTGATGTTGGCGTTGTTACCAGCAACCGTGTTGATATTTGTGGCATTACCTGCAACAGAATTGACGTTGGCGATTGCACCTGCAACCGTGTTGATGTTCGCAATGTTAGTTCCCGTTGTATCAATGTTGGTAATGTTAGCGGGTGTCAGGTAAGTGGTGGTCAGCCAGTTCTTCGTTACCGCATCCTGTGCATCTACAGGGTCTGCCATGTTCACAATACGTCTTGCGGTACTGCTTACTGTAGCATCAAACTGGTTGGCACTATTTAGAGACATAGCCCTGTCTGCGGTATCCACAGCTTCCTGAGAAATGAAGAACAACTGGTTGGCGTTCTTATCAAGGTCAGCCTCTGACAAGATAGCCCCGTCACTGAAGTCAACTAGGCGACTTGCCTTGGGTGTATCCCGTTCAATCAGAATAGCTGTTTGAGATGCTGGAGCAGAGTTGAACGTGAGGGTTTGTCCGTTGACGCTGAAGGCTGTTGTCGCCGTTCCGTTGAGGAACGCTTTGACATCTGCCGTAGCAAGGTAGTCAAACGTGATGGTGTAGGCTGTGGTTGAGCCATCACCTGTGTATTCAATAAATGAGTTTGCCATTTTTATTATTACCTATTACTAGCTAAAAGGTCAGTCCCTTTCGTCATTCGTTTATGCGTCATTACCGCATCTCTAAGTTCTGGATATTTTCTCATTAGTTCTTCTCTAGCCGCCTTTTTATATGCGCCCATTATTCGAGACACAGACCTAAGTTCGACAGTCATAACTTGCCCATTTGTGCGATACCTCTTGCGCTCTGCTGGTACGCCTTGCCAAACAGGGCTGGCAAAATACTCTGAGAGAGTTTGCTCAAGGGTCTTGCCATTTATCTGTAGTTGACCAGTAAGACGGGCGTAATCTGAGAACTGCTCACTTGTTAGTTCTTGTTTCGAGAGCCTCTTTTCAGGGCCACTAAATCCATACCCAATCTCACGCAGTTCTTTCATCACGCTGGTGTTGTGTACTTCTTGGCTTTGGAAACCCAAGGTGTTTGCAATCACTGGAGATTCGATAGGTTTACCTGTAACCCAGTTGTACTTCTTTGGAAGACTGTCTTTGAGTATTGGTATTTTCTTTTTCAGTTTATCTGCAAGACCAATAGCTTCGACTAAGGCATCATGCCCTTGAGCAACATCTGTTGTTTGTACCAAAGCCGCTGGGATAAAGGATGCCACAAAGTTGCTTGCGGTGTTCCCTACTCTGCTAAGAGCCTTTTCGTCTTCAGCAGACAATAGCGTCAGCAGGTTGGACACACCCTGAAAGTAAGCCTTGTTCTTAAATGTTTGAGTAACACCCAACACTAACGCTGTGGCTACTTCATCGACTTGGTCAAGTGTGTCAGCATCAGCGTCCTCTAAAACTGGGGACATGGCTTCATAAGCAGTGGCGATAGCACCGACCATAATGAAGTTAGGGTCAAGGCGATTGTAGCTGTAATACTTATCACCAAGTTTGATGCTATATGGTTGCCAGCCAGCGTTACGAAGGAAGCGTCTAGCTTTAGGGTCTGTTGGGCCTGCACCTGTAATCTTGCCTTCACCAAAAGCAAAGAACATAGAACCCATAACAACAGCACCCATTGACTGTCGGCCTAATGCCTCTGCGCGGCGTACACCACCTGCTTTTATATCTGCCATTACGCTTTTTGAAAGCATCGCCAGTAGGGGCGTTCTTTGTCCTGCACGTTTCAAAAGGTTCGTAGGAGTACGAATAAATGGCAAAACAAGTTGCATCGCTGGGTATCTAACCGCAAGACGCTGAAGGTCACCAAAGAAGTTGTTGCCTAAGTCTTCAGTAAACGTAATCCGCTGTGAGTACTCAAGAGCTTCCGTATCGACACCACGGCCTGCGCTATCGAAGGCTTCATCCATGCGTTTGGCTACATAAGCATCTAAGTCCTCTGCGCCTGTTTCCAATCCTTCACGGGTAGCTTTAGCTTTCATAAATGAGCGATAGTTCATTTGTTTCAAGAACTCATCGGAACTACCTAGCGCACGGAGAGACAATCGGGAGCTTTTACCGATAAAGTCCACAAACCGTCCCATGACGCTATCTTGCTCTACGCCCAAGTATTGAGAGCTTATTCGGTGCTGTGTGTTCTCTGTAGTTGTTCTCAGCGGGTCAAGAATGTTTTTCTCTTCTTTGAACGAAGCTACAGCGTAAGAAAGAGCATCGTTTGTTGCGTGTTTCAATCCAACAAGTTGCGCCCGTGCATCTGCACGAACCGCCGCACCGTCTGCCCCTCTGACAAACATCGAACCCATTATTCTTTCTGAAGGAACGAGGAAGGTTTCCACAACACCACTCAAAGCGTTGGTTACTTGCGTCTTGTAGTTAAACAAAATCATTGAGCGGAAAAACTCACCCAACGGCCCTGCAATACGTTTGTTGCTTGAAAGACGAGCAAGCTTTGCTACTGAAGCCACATCTTGCGAGTTACGAATGGCTATACGAAGCTTGTCAGGATTTTCCATAGTTGCTCGTGCGGCTCTTCCTGACATGTCAAATACACCGCCAGTCAACTCGTCATATGACTTAATACCCATTTGTCGTGACTTTAGCGCACGGCCCATTTCTGTGCGGATGCCTGTTGCACCTTGGATAAGACGCTCAAGCTTCTCAAACTCCACCAGCAGGGACATACGAACTGTATCGTCAAATGCTTCATCAGCGACATTGGCTAAGTTAACAAGGTCATCGTACTGCTTCCTAATCATGGCATCTGTAGCCGCTAGGAACGTGTAAGAGTCACGCGTGTTATCTGCATGTTTTGCAAGTAGCGAAGCAACCTCATCGGTTGACATGTCTGCCGTCTGAGCTAACTGTGCCGCCGCACGTTGAGAAAGCTCATCAAAGGTTTCTGTACGCTGTACAGTTTTCTGCGCGTCTTGGGTCAAGTCCATAACTTGCCGTCCAACGCTCGAATAGAAGACATCCATATCTTCGTATAGGGAGATGTGTTCAGCCTGCCCTTTTGACCGTCTTGTCTGAAGAATGTTGTACATGAAGCTGTCTACATTCTCTTGCAGTTCATCAAACGATTTCTCATCGCCCTCCGCAGTACGCAGAGCTTTTACTACTTCATTAGCTTTCTTCTTGGTTAGCTTGGGGGTTGCGGGTAACTCCGCATCTACACTTTCAGGACTATCTTTCTTCGGCGTGTCGCTTTTGGTCTTAGCTGTGGGTGTTTCTTGAACTTCGGCTTTGGTGGCAGTTCCAGCTTCCGAAACGTCTTCGGTGGCCTCTTTGGTAGCATCTTTCTTGCCCTTTCCAGCAGTACGTTTAACAGTCTCCTCTGCTTCGGCTTTTGCGGCTGGGCCTGCCTCTTCTAGCTGTTTGCCAGCCTCTTTTAGTTCTGCTTCAGCGGCTTCATCAACTGTCTTTGTATCGCGCCAAGTTCTCCAAGCCTTTGCACCAGCTTTACCCGCAAGTGTCAAAGCCCCAGTTACCGCACCATTTACGACCACATCCTCCATAGCCATTTTCATGCGAAGCTCAAACATTGAGTCATCGTCTTTGCCTTGTAACCAATCAGCTATAACATTTTCAGTTGCTGGGTATTGTTGCACAATGTCAGCCAACCGTTTGTCATAAGGATTGTGAGCAACTGTAGATGATATGGCAGAGTCAAGCATACCCTTCGCCAGTTTACCTCTTAAGCCTACTTCCTTTAAGTTTCTAATAGCTCTAACAGAGTTAGTAATCTTACCTGCGCCAGCCAGCCCGACTATGAATTGTGTCATGTCATCAGTAACTTCACCAGCCGCTGTAACAGGGCGGTCAAACTCAGGAAGAATGCGTCCGCTGTCTCTTCCTACAAATCCAAGTCCGAAGTTTAATGTTTCATCAACAGCATCAGCCGCGCCTGCTAATGCTCCTTCAAGCATATCGCCAACGTATCCTGTGCCAGAGACTTCATCGGCTAAACTTGTTCTTAGGTTTCCAATAAACTGGTCTGTTTCATCACTACTAAAAAGCTCTTGCAGTTCTTCTTCATAGGCATCTTTATTCATTATTATTCACCTAACCAATTAGCGATTTCATTATGAACGGAAGTCACGGTTATCGTGGTATCTGGGTTCAAGCTTTTTTCTGCCTCAACAAAAGCAATCATAAGTTTCCCAAGGTCAGTCTCATGAATTTTTTGTTTCTTTTTTCCTGCGTCGGCGGCGTACCTATACAGTGAGTAGATGTCTGACCTACTATATTTAGATGTGTCCTCCCAAAACTTCGGGGTTTCTGTTTTTGTTACAGGCTTGGCTCTGTTGATAATGTCGGACATCGTACTCTGATGCCAATCAAAGAACGCCGCTTTACCTTCTGGTGTTGATATATCGTTTTGACCCCGCCAAGCTTGAAACTTCACATTGTATTCATTTGTGAACTTCTCAGATTGCTGAACAGCCTGTGGGAGGAAGCCCCCTGAAAAAGGATTCTTGTATAGGTCTTTGATTTGGGCGTAGGGAGCAGTTGCCCCTGTGTCTGTAAATAAGTTCTTCAACACAGAACTGTCTTTTGCATCCTTACGAAGTCGATTTATGTCTG